GCTCGTATTGCGCCAAACAGCAGCGCCGTTGAAGCTGACAATGTTGCTTGGTTCGATTTTGTTAGTAACGGACTCAAGGTCAGATACAACGCTGGCGGAATCAACAGTTCTGGCACACATATTGTAATGGCATTCGCCGAAACCCCATTCAAAACAGCAACAGCCCGATAGGAGGCATACATGACATCAATTTTTAAATGCTGCCACGGGCAGACCATTCGACCGGGCAAGGCGTGGACCGACGGAGACGGCGTTCAGCACCCAGCCAGTTGGCATACCTACAGCGCAGAGCGCAAGACAGAGCTAGGTATCACTGAGATCGTGCAGCAACCTGCACCGGACAGCCGGTTGTACAACTGGAGCTACAACGATGACGGTACAGTCAACAGCACGGCTAAGTCGCTGGACGACGTGAACGAAGTCGATGAAAACGGCGATCCGATTATGGAAGACGGCGAACAGGTCGTCACCAAAGGTGTTAAGTCGAACCTGATTGCCGAAGTCAAAGCACAACAGGGCGCACTGTTGGCGCAAACTGACTGGGCCGTGATCCGTAACGCTGACACTGGCACAGCGGTGCCTGACAACATTGCAACCTACCGTGCCGCAATACGCAGCAAAGCTACCGAGATGGAGACGGCGATAACTAACGCTGCCGACACCGACGCCATTGCTGCGTTGTTTGTGACGTATACGCTGGAAGACGATGGCAGCACCACTAAGGCTGGCATCCTGTACGACTGGCCTGAGCTTGAAGAATGATCGGTAAGATAGTAACCCTTTCTCTTCTTACTATATTTATCATAGCATTTATGATACGTTCTCCTTCTGCACAAGAAATACCTTGTATAGGAAAAGAAGAAAGTAAAATATTTGAACCTTCTGAACTGGTTCGTGGTTACGGAATTAGAGAAGGAGCTTTGATTAAACTGTCTGTTACTTCTGAAGGACACTGGATTCTTACACTATCTCCTCCTGAACTACAGGGTGCAGTTTGTCTAGTTTTTATGGGAACAGACTGGAAGTTTGTAACTTCTAAAGCTACTAAAGAAGAGGTTAAGTATGGAAGGAGCGATTGATTTAAGAACCGTATTAACCTTAGGAGGGGTCTTGTTTAGTGTAGCTGGAGCCAGTGCTGTAGCTAAAATGCAAATAAAACAACTATCAGAAGCTTTAGAAGACGTAGAACAACGTCTAAGAAAAATGGATAGCAGGTGTGACAAGCTTAATACCTCTACAGAAACTCAGGAGCAACGCATAAATATTCTTGCTAAGATGGCTTCTCCAGAAAACCTTAGACGAGATCACATGCAACTAGCAGAAATGCTAACTAATGTTAAACAGCTTGAAAAAAATTATGACCGGCTATATGCCATGCACAACGGCAAACATCCGCCAGTAGCCAACGAAAGGAAAGCAGAATAATGTTAAGCTTAGTAGGATCACTTCTTGGGTTTGCTACTTCAACCGGCCCCGGTCTTTTTAAGATGTACATGGAAGGCAAGCAGGATGTCAGGGACAAAGAGCATGAACTTAAGATTATGGCTCAACAGTCTCAGGATCGTAGAGATGAAGCTGTAATTACCAGTGTAGGTGAAACTAACATAGCGGTACATAAGAATGCCGATGAACACGCTAAACGTGCTAGTCAGTGGGTAGTCAACCTGTCTGCTACGGTACGTCCTTTGATTACCTACTTTTTCTTTCTTGAGTTTGTCCTTCTAACTTTCCTATCAGCCTTCGGTCTTATTAGCGTAGAGTTGTTTGACAAGCTGTGGTCAGATGAAATCGTAGGTATCTTTAGTGTCATCATCAGCTTTTGGTTTGGTCAACGTCTGGTTAGCAAGTGGTCTAAATGATAAATAAGAAAGGTCTGGAGTTAATCGAAAGCTTTGAGGGTTTTCGTTCTGAACCTTACAAAGACGTAGCTGGTATCTGGACAATAGGTGTAGGATCAATATACGGACTAGACGGAAGCAGAGTTACCAGAGATCATAGGCCGGTTACAAAAGAAGAAGCGTTTGGTCTGATGGAACGAGACTTGAAGACAACGGTAAACAGGCTAGGAAACTTAATTAAAGTACCAGTAAATGAAAACCAGTTGGCTGCTTTAGCTAGTTTTGTCTACAATATAGGATCAGGAGCATTTCAACGAAGCACAGCAAGAATGAAGCTGAACAGAAAAGATTACTTCGGTTGTGCTGATGAGTTTCTTAAGTGGAAGTATGCAAACAAAAAAGTTATTCCCGGTTTGCTGAGAAGAAGAGAAGCAGAGCGGCAGCTATTTTTAGATGAGGAATTAACTGATGAGCTATAGGACTGTCATAGACAAGGTTTTAACGAGGCTTAGAGAGGACACCATTGGTGCTGATTGGGTTGGGGCTATCTCCTCTGCATCTGAAGTAGATGACTATCAGAAGCTTATTGGAGAGCTTGTAAACGAGGCTAAAGATATTGCCGAGGATTCTTGGAACTGGACTGCGTTACGTTCTGTTGAAACAGTAACTACGGCAGCTTCTACAGCTACCTACGACATGTCTAACGTAACCGACAGGACACGTATCTTGCAGGTTATAGACAACACCAACGATAACAAACTAAAGCAGATTAGTGACTCACACTTCTACAATCTGACTTACATCGGTGATACTCAAACTGCTAACCCCAGCTACTACCGTTTGAATGACAACGACATCTCCTTCTGGCCTACTCCAGACGCGGTGTATGACATCAAGGTACACGCAGTTATTCCTCAGGCTGATCTTACGTTAGCTGCGGATACCTTTACTCTTCCTGAAAATATAATCGTTCTTGGAGCTTACTCACTAGCTCTGGCAGAACGTGGAGAAGACGGCGGTACAACCTCTGACCTTGCTCTACGACGCTTTCAGCAATCTCTTGGAGATGCTATTGTACAAGATGAAAACCGAACTGTAAACGAGACAACGTGGTATGCCAGCTAAACCAGTTACCCCTGTAATCCTGAAGGGTATAGGTTCTAGGGGACTTAATACCCAGACCCAGAGTTCTACGATTGGTCCTGAGTTTTTGACTGAGGCTAATAACGTAGTCTACGATTTAGAAGGTCGTATGGGTCCAAGGAAGGGTATACAACAAATTACAACTGCGGTAGCATCTCCTGTAAAATCTATAGGAGAGTTTGTTAAATCTGACCGTACTAGAGAGTACTATGCTGGTTCTGGAGCAACCGTTGTAAAATTGAACTTTGCTACTAATCCAGATACTCTGGTTACTCAAACTTTCTCAGGAACTCCTCAAACCATTACCGATAGTAACTGGCAGTGGATAAACTTTAACGATGAGTTTTGGGGTGTACAGGCAGGTCATAAGGTTATCAATTTCGATGGAACAACTTGGAAAGATATTGATGACTTGTCCGGTTACCATGCCCCCTCTGGTGTTACTACCTTTGATCCTAACTGCGCTCTTGGTGAGTTTGGTCGTATCTTTTACGGCGGTGTTACTGAAGCAAAGGGAACTTTGTTTTACTCAGACAACCTCATTGGTCAGGACTTAAACACAGGAGCTTCTGGTCAGCTTGATCTAAAAACTGTCTGGGGTAATGATGAGATAGTTGGTTTAGGTTCTATTGAAAACAAAATAGTAATCTTTGGTAAACAGAACATTGCTATTTACTCTGGTGCCACTAATCCAGCTACTATGGTTCTTGACGAACTTATCCGAGATGTAGGGTTAGCAGGTAGAGATAACATTGTATACGTAGACTCTGATGTAGTTTTCTTAAGCTACGAAGGTCTTCAGTCGCTCTCTCGTATACAACAAAGTGACGGTAAGTCTCCTTTAGAAGGTCTGTCTCTTACAGTACGTAACGACCTTACAAGGCTGTTATCTTCGGCAGACGTGGGGAACATCAAAAGTGTTTACTACCAGAAAGAAGGTATTGTAATTACCTTCATGCCTGACGATAACAAGGCATACGTATTTGATTTTACTGTAGGCAAAAGGGCGCTTCCCCGGATAACCACTTGGACATTTAAAGATAATCCCCTGTGTGCTGTCAGCACTTTAAGTGGTGAGCTTTACATGGGTTTATCGGACTCTGTTGCAAAATACGACGAATACTATGATGTAGCTTTAGATGGCGGTGGTAATGAAGTTACTAGCGATTACAACTGGCTTTTTCAAACTCCTTGGTTGGACTTTGGTGACCCTGTGTTTACCAAGATACTCAAGCAAGGCTTGTTTACCATTACAGGTGGCGAGGGAGCAGCGGCTACCGTAGAAATTTCTAAGGATTACGAAGAGGACTCTAAGTTTTCCAAGACATTTAATCTAACCAGTGATGCAGTTAAGTTTTTATATGGCGCTGCAAACTCGCTATACGGAGCAGCTAAGTATGCTCCCGCTGCTAGTCCCAGAGAATACAGGGTATCTCTTGCCAGAGCAGGTAAAACAATTAGACTTAAGATGACGTTTGACGTAACTGGTCATTACTCAAGCTTGATTAACACAACACTTCTTACCAAACAAGGTAAAGTTAGATAACTTTAAGAGGAAAAAGATATGTCAATTTTTGATATAGTAGGTGCAGGACTAAGCTTCTTTGGTCAGCGAGAGCAGGCTAAAGCTGCACGGCAGGCTGCTGAAACTCAAGCACAGGCAGCTAGAGATGCGGCAGCGGCTGCAACAGAGGCTGCTACGCCCTACACTGTAGCATCCCTTGGTGGTATAGCGGAGTTTGATCCAGATAAACAAGCTGCATTGCTTACGCTTTCTCCAGAGCTTACGGATATCTACCAAGGTGGTCTTGGCCGTAGCGGTTTGTTTGGTACTCAGGCTGCTGAATATGCTTTTATGGACCCCTTTGCAGCAGGAGAACAGTTCTACCAGCAAATGCAACCTTTCTTTCAGGAAGAAGAGGAAAAAGCTAGGACTGACCTAGAGACACGTCTGCTTGCACAGGGACGCCTTGGTAGCACTGGTGGTGCTGAACAACAGAGGGCGCTTGAAGAAGCTATTCAGAAGTCCAGAGCGCAGCGTAGGACCGCTGGGTTTACTCAAGCACAGTCTCTGATTGACACTCTTCTCGGTAGAGAACGTGGTGACATTGCTCAATCTGTCGGTCTTCTTGATATTCCTATTCAACAAGCTAATGTTGGACGCGGTGTTGGCGGTACTGTTGGGTCTGTTGCAGCGGCTGGTCTTCAGTCTCAGGCAGCATCTCAGCGTCTTCTTGCTCAGACTCAAGCACAAGACCCCGGCTTGTTTGGTACTCTAGCGTCTGGTGTTGGTGGATTGATTAGACAGAATTCTTTAATTAATCAGTTAAAAAGATAGGAAACGTAATGGCTACCAATCTTCCTCCATTTCTGGTTGAATATCTTCTAAGGCAGGGTTTGTTTTCTAATAGATTTTCAACACCAGAGGATACTCAAGAAACCCCTAAAAAAGAGCAAGAACTTACTTTTGAAAAAGTTCTTCAAGATATTTTAGACGGTGGTCTTGAGACAGAAGATACTACTTCAGTTTCTTCAGCACCTTCCCCCGCACCTTCCCCTGCACCTTCCTCAACAACATCCTCAACTGGTGGTTTGTTTGGATTAGGTGACATAGCACAGGCCATAAACGACGTTCTTTCTTTTGATCTGGGACAAGCTGCAATAGATGCCGCCGAAGAGGCAACTGGTCGTGATTTAAGTTTCGAAGGATTGTTTGGTATAGAAACTCCTTCGTTTATCAGTGACATTCAAAGGGCAACTCCGGGGGCTGTAACGAGTGCTATTATGAGTAGTCCTAATCAAACTACGGGGGCAAAGATAGGCGCAGGATTGTTTAATCTTATGTCAGGTCTTATCCCTTCCCCTCTTATGGCTTTAGGTGTGGGACTTAATATGGCAGGAGCTAGTAACCCCTTTAGTGCTGCTACCGATATATCCGTAGCTTACGATCCTGCAGCTAACGTAACTACAATTTCCCGTGATCCTGAGACGTTAGGAGAAGATGAGCCTAACGTAACTAGAAGTGAACTTGGTTTTGCTATTGATATTGCTGACATGATGAGCAGAGAAATGGCAGGGCTAGATCGCTCTACCATAGGTATAAACACACCCCAAGGTATAGTTGCGTATTCTCCTTTTGATTTTGGACCAATGATGGGTATGCAAGCAGCAATAGGTCCTTTAGATCCTATATCACAGCTAACAACTTCCGCTCTTGATACCTTAGGTTTTGGTGGCGGGTTTAATGCTCCCGGTGCATTTGCATCACGGCCTGATCCTACAAGTCCATTTGGATTTGCTCCGGGTTACCACAGTCCTGAGTTTGATCCTTCCGGTTTTGACATAAGTGATCCTGATATGAGCTTTGATGATCCCAATTACGATCCGGGATTTGATGAGCCGGGCGGCTATGGTGGCGAGTCTGGGCCGGGAGAAGACGGTAATGACACTGATCCGGGCGACGAATTCTAATTAAATTTAATCGTGGAAAAAGAAATGGCAAATGGTTTGTTTAATACGCAGAACAATGCTGCACAGGTGATGATGCTTATGGAGGCTGAAAGGGCCAAGCGTATTAGGGATGCTGGTGCTGGTATGGACCCCATTGTTGCTTCTATGGCACGGGCGCAGCAAGGTATGCGTGAGAGTGTGGGTGACCTTGCCAGAGCAGGTGCAGGATTGTTTGGTATGAAGATGCCTCAGGACCCTCGGTTGTCTCAGGCTATGAAGCGGGATAAAGATCGTAACGAGATGATGCAAATTCTTCAGGGGTTTGCTGCGGATGGTAACATAACAGAAGATGAAGTTAAAATAGGTTA